GTGGCGAAAAAGAAAGCCGGGGCCAGCCCAAAGCCTGCGCGAGATCGAACCCTCTCCAGGGCGGCAGAGCGCAACTACCGGGTGCATGCCCTGCTGGGCATGGCGGTGAGGCAGGGCTTCGGGCCGAAGGATTTGCTGGACGTTGCTATTCGGGGCTGGCGGGTCAGCCCTGCCGTTGCCTCGAAGCTGGTCGGCGAGGCCTATGAACTGGCGATCACCAGCACCAGCCTCTACGACAAGCTGCGCCTGTCTTCCATCCAGCTCTGCCGGATGGAAGACCTCCTGAAGAAGGCCATGGCCAGCAAGCAGCTGGGCGTTGCCCTGGCGACGAACCGCGAGATCAACCAGCTGATCCTCACCATCGAGAAGTTCGAGAAGGCGCTGGAAGAGGCCGGCGACGGCGGCGCTGGGGCTGAACCGCTGAGCCCAGAGGAGCAGGAGGCCGAGGACCGGGCCGGTGACTTCTGATGATGGACTGGGACGACGAGGCCTGGGCTGAGTACGACGCCCAGCTCCGCAGCCAGACCTCCTGTTACAGCTGGCCCCGGACCGGTCCCGCCGGGCTGCACATCCCCCGGAAGCAGGCGGTTCTTCGCCCCCTGCTGCAGTACGCCCCCCGCCGGGGGATCTTCACCCAGGCCCAAGCGGTTCAGCCATGGGACCAGCTCCCGAAGCGCTGGCCTGAGTTTGCCGCCCGCACTTTCATTGCCTCCCAGGGGAAGTTCCTCCCCTTCCTGGCCTGGGACTACCAGCTGGACCTGGTCCGCACGATCCGGGCCTACCAGAACACATACGTGCTCAAGAGCCGGCAAACCGGCGTAAGCGAGACGATCATTTCCTACATGCTCCAGCAGGCCATCCAGCGGCCTGCCTGGACGGGGATCGTCTTCTCCAAAACCGGGGAGGACGCCTCCGAGCTGGCGGCACGGATCAAGGGCCAGGCCGCCTCCCTGGGCCGCTACTGCCCGCCACTTCCGAAAGACTCCGCTAGAAAAATCCAGTTCCAGGGCCGCGGCAGCCTCCACTTTCTGCCGCCCACCGAACGGGCCGCCCGGGGCATCCCCTCAGCCTCGATGCTGTTCTTCGATGAGGGCGGCTACATCGAGAAGCTCGCGGGCATCGAGACCGGCGCCATGCCGACTCTGAAGATGCTCGGCAGCAGGGCCCGTGCCGTCTGGGCTACCACACCGAACGGCCGGAGCGGCCGCTTCCATGAGCACTGGAGCACGGACCACGGCGAGGTGCAGATGGGGGAGGCCACCGTCAACGGCATCCCCACCCTGCAGTGCAGCCCTGATCGTGAGTTCGCCAAGGTGGCGATTCACTGGTCCCAACACCCGATCTATGCCCAGGATCCGAACTTCGCCGAGAACACCCGTCGGGCGCAACAGCTCACTGAGCAGCGCTACCGGCAGGAGTTCGAGCTCGACTTCGCCGCCACCGACGCTGAGGTCTATCCCCACGACCTGATCGAAGCGGCCGAGGCCATCGGCGGCCTGCAGCTGTCCACCAGGGGCCACTCCTACGTGCTCGGCATCGACCCCAACGGCTCCGGAGACGACGAATGGGTCACCACCGTGCTCGACATCACCTCCAACCCCTGGCAGGTGGTGGCCCGTTTCAACGACGCCCGGCGCAGCCGGGACTACGGCCTGCAGCGCACCGCCCGCCTGATCGACGAGTACAGCCCCGAGATGGTGGCGATCGAGAACAACGGCGTCGGGGCCAACGTGGGGGAGGCCCTGTCGATCCTCCGGCCCGGGGTGCCGATCGAGGAGTTTGCCACCTCCAAGCCCTCCAAGATCCGCATGACCGATCGGGTGCTGCTGCTGCTTGAGCAGGGCGAGCTGGGGATCCCCCCGGACGACATCTTTGGCAAGCAAATGCGCACCTTCCGCCAAGGGGCCGACGGCACCCGCGAGGCCGCGGCCGGCTGCCACGACGACGCAGTGATGTCGCTGGCTGCAGCTTGTGAAGCCGGCGCCCGAACGCGGCCGATGATGGCCGAATGGGTCAAGATGGTGTGAACCCAGAACATCAGTACCTGATGATGCCCCTCTTCCGCTCCACAGACTGCGCTGAACCCCTCTCCCCTCGCGCCCAGAAAGTGCTTGATGCCATGGGCCGGAGTTACGACCATGAGGAGACTCGACGTGCCCTGGCCGCGGCCGTCATCCGCGCCCTGGTCGAAGAATGCGCCTACACCGCCCGCTACCACCCCGAGAACAGCGAGCTCAACGAGATGGTCATCGATGAAGCCGACGCCCTCGCCATCGCCGCCGAGTTGGAGGGGCAGCCATGACCCTTCTCGACGTTCACCACGGATTGATGGCCGCCGGCGCCGTGGTGCAGGCATACACCGGAATTGTGGTGCGGCTCTGGCTGGCCTGCCTTGCCTGGCACATGCTTTTCGGCTCCGGCCTTCAGTGGGGTTGGTTCCGTCGACCCCAGCTTCACGGGAAGCCCGTGATGGCGGTTCGGGTCTCGGTGTCGTTCTTCCCTGAAGCAGGCAGGTTCAGGGGCTTGCCCTTGATTCCAAGGCGTGAGCCCTACGAGTGGATGTGGTGCTGGATGTGGTTCCAGGTCAGGTGGGACTGGATCACGCTTCCCCCGGTGCCGCTGTGCCCCACGTGCGGCCGAAAGATCCGTGGTGCGGGCCGTGATGGCATCTGCTCCCGCTGCTGGGCTGTCACGCCAGCCGGCCGGGAAGACCTCAGGCAGCGAGTTGCTCGCTCTCGTCGGCGAGCTGCAGGGGGGAGCTGAGCAGTTTCCACCGCTTCGCCAGCAGCGGCCGGTGGCCAGCCAGAAAGGCCCGCACCGTGGCCAACGGGATCCCCTTGGCCGCGGCAAAGGCACGCTCCTGCCCCAGGATCACCTCCAGGTTGCCCCGGCAACTAACCACATCTCTCAGCCGCCACCGCGGCGCCTCAAGGTCGTTGGGTTGGTCATCGGCGGAGCGTTTCACCCACCAGATCCAGGTGCCGCCGCTGTTGCCCCTGCTCACCCTGCGCAGCAGGCCCAGGCCGCCAGTTTCGAGAGGCTGCGGTTCAGGCTGGCCCGATCGGTGCCCAGCTGCTCCGCCAGATCGCTCAGGCTGCACCACCACCCGGGCACCAGCTGCTCGAGCTGCACCAGCGTGATCACCAGCTCGGCGCGCAGCTCATAGCGCAGCTTCGCCAGGTAGGCGGGTTGGATCATCGCTTCAGACAGAACCACCGGCACCACTAATGCCGCCCTCCTGCTGGACCCAGAGCGGCCTCCACCTCCAGCTCCATGATTCGCCGGTGGGCTTTCTCCACGGTTCGTTCAAGAATTGCCTTCTCCCGGGCCAGCAGCAGTGCCTGGTGCAGCACGGCATCAGGATTGCGCCTGAACGTCCTTCGCACCTTCAGTTCCTGCACCTTGAGCCGAAACTCAACCTCCTCTGTGAGCTCCGGCACCCGCCAGTCGCCCCAGCCCATCAACCGCCCCTCCGGCGCTTCGGCCGGGGCCACAGCACCCGCACCGACCGCGGGACGCCATCGCGCACATCAATGGCTCCGGCTGCCTGGAGGTGCTTGAAATGGGCCTGGATCGTGGAGGTGCTTGCCAGCTGCCGCACCACCATCACGTCGCGGAAGCTCGGCGGGATGCCGTGCTGATCGATGTACTGCCTAACGGCGTTCAGCGTGAGCTGCTGAGATTCGCTCAGCCCGCGCTCGGTCTGGAGCTTGCCTGCAGGGCCAGGGCCGTTGGCCGTTTCCGCCATGGATTCACAACGTCGTTACACCGGGATGAACTTACTCCCAACTAGCGCATCAGTGCTATCCCATCTCAGGAGCGACGCCGACGCTTTCGCCACAGCACCCGCGCGGCCTGGGGGAATAGGAGCAGCTGCTGCTCGATCTCAATCTCGGTCACAAACAGCTCCAGCTGGCACCTGCCGTGCTGGTGATCGCCGCCCATCAGGTGCTGCGCCATCGCCAGCGCTCGCTCCCACAGCCGTTCGGCGGCCAATCGGGTGATCCCCATCGCCAGGCCGGCCTCCTGGCAGGTGTGCCCGTCCAGCCGGCACTCCATGATCTCCCGCAGATCAGGCCAGGGTTCAAGCGCCTCCAGCACTTGGGCACGCTCTGTGGTCGTGGTGTCCGCTGTTGTCGTTGTCGTTGGTGCCGCCGCGGTGGCGAGGAGGGTTTCCCCGTGCCCCTCGCGATCGCAATGCAAGGCATCGAGCGAAACCACCTGCCGCACCGCGGCCGCCTGCCGCAGGATCCGCAGGTCAGCGGCGCTCAGATCCATCCCCTTCATCGCCTCCTGATCCGTCGGTGAGCGGCCCTCACGAGCTGTGAAGGCCTCCACCCATTGGCGCAGCTGGTGCATCTTCGATGCCCGCTTCACTGGGAGTCGAATTGAACCGCTGGTGTGCACCAGCCGGGTCATCGACTGCCGGATCCACGGAACCGCATAGGTCGCGAAACTGAAGCCTCGCGTGGGGTCGAATTTCTCCGCCGCCCTGGTGAGCCCGATCGCACCCTCCTGGATCAGGTCCTGCGGCTCCAGGGCCACCACCGAGGACACCGAAAACGTGCGGGCCTGTGTCGCCACCAGCAGCATGTTGCGGGCCACCATCCGATCCCGCGCCCGCCGGCCGGCCCGCTGCACACCAGGCGGGGCCTTCTCTGGAGCTGGATCCCAGTCCAGCCACTTCCGGATGGCCCGACCCAGCAACACCTGCTCCTCCCTGGAGGGGATGGGCAGCCGCGCATACGAACCGAGCAGCGAATCGAGCGGGGCGCCCAATGGACTAGGGCTGATGTTCGGCCCCAGCCTATGGCGCGTAACGTCGTTGGCCAGTGATATAGCGAACTCGCCAGGCCTACCCTGGGCCTAAGCGCTAAGACCAGTGACGATCGGTTTCCTCCAAGACGCTGATTCCCGATCTGAGTGGCGGCTTGATGGCGCCCTTGTCAACATCCTCACCGGCCTGGGCACCGCGAAGGACCGAAACGAAGCGATCGGCGTCAAGCGCAGCCGGATCCTCTCTGAATCTGCTGTTGATGCCCTCTACGAACAGTCCTGGCTGATCCGCCGGATTGTGGAGAAACTCCCCCAGCAGGGCACCCGCAGCGGCTGGGACCTGTCGGTGGGGGATGAAACCTCCAGCCGCATGAAGGCCCAGCTCGATGATGTCGTGGGTTGGACCGAAAAGCTCCACCTGCGCCAGGGCCTGGCCGCGGCCGCCACCTACAGCCGCCTCTATGGCGGTGGCGCCCTGGTGTTGATCGCCGATGACCGCACCCCGATCGACAAGCCTCTGAACCTCAAGCGGCTGCGGACCATCCACGGCTTCTACCCGATTGACCGTTGGCGCCTCTACCCCGCCGCCGGCTGGTCCGGCATCGGCGAGCCGGAAAGCTACTGGTTTTGGACTCAGGCCGATCGCGACCTGCAGAAGCTCAACGATCAGGCCGGCAGCAAGCTGGTGACGAGTGCTGGCCTGGGCCTCACCGAAGCCACCCAAATTGAGATCCACAGCAGCCGGGTGATCCGCATCGAGGGTCTCCCCTGCTCCTGGCGGTCACAGCAGGAGCGGCAGTGGTGGGGGGTCTCGGTGGTGGACCTGGTCTGGGATGTTTTCAA